CGGAATCTTCCCAAGAAATCCTACGATTCTACTTACCAATCTAACCACATATAATCAAGAAATAACATATGATCCTGAAGCATTTGATGTGGGAGATGGAACAAATAGTGTAACATTTAGTGTGCCTACAAATGCGCCATTATCACAAACTTTATATGTAAGAGTTTTCTTCGGAGCGGTTACCGATACTTCTCCAGCAATACAAATTTTATCTTCATCGCAAAATATATCTCAATTAGTACTAGCAGATTTCAACGGTACTACGTTTGATATGTTAATGTCATCCAATCATTATTTCTTCACGCAAAGAGGATTAACTCAATTCAAAAAAGGCGATAATAATGTTTTGGCTTATAATTATGGTTCATATAATGATTTAAATATTAAAACCCCTGGACTACTTGAATATTATTATGCATATGGTTTGACATTCAGAGCAGATACTATAGCCAATCCTCAAATCCCATTTGGGAGTGTTATACACAATGGAATGTGGGCTGGAATAAGCTATGATCAAAATAGAATTTTACCTTGCTTGGCTATCTATATGCGTCCGGGAGGAAATGTATCTTTATATTCTGGTGGAGCTATAGGCGATACTCTTGGTACTATTGAAAATAGAAGAACCAGCGAAGATATGTTTCAAGCAACATATGGTTCTAATTCTTATTATATCAATGGATTTTGGGGATGGAATGGTACTACCAGTACTATAAGTATAGGTTCATATCCGAGTGCTGGTATAACAATAGAACCAGGATTCAGTGGATTTATTTTCGATAGAAACAATCAAAACAGATATCCAGATACAGGAAAATATTCAACAGGTGTCACTCACTCTCAAGCTTCACCGTCATTTAGAACATTATTCGATCCAACATTTACACAAAAACTATATCCTTCTAGAGGAGCTACTGGATTAAGAGCTTGGCAAATAACTGCTTTTGGTAGTAATAATCCTGCTGGTCTATTATTTGATTCTGGTATTGTTGCTGGTTCTACATTACCTGTATATGCACCATATAGTGGTAATGATTATCTTGACAATAATGATAAAATGCGATTACCAATTTATATGGATTGCTATAATTTGGTTCATAATGGAAATACTTATTTAGTACCTGCTCCATTTACTCCTAATTTAGTAACAGATATGTTAGGATATACTGCATATTCTGCGACAGGTTTTACAGGCAGGGAAAATTTTGCAGGTAAATTTGGATCAACATATGTTGGTGGATGGAATAAATTGTTTGATTTTGTTTATAATGGAGTAACTATTAACGGCAATCATTACGTTCCACCATCTCCTTGTGTTGATATAATATTTAATGACCATGAATTGCGATGGGGGCTGGGACTAGGAGCAGATTCAAGTCTATTATGGAGATTAATGTCGTTAGTAAGCGGTTTAACAACTGCATGGATTAATAGAGTTAAACAAGATCAATTTTGGCCACAACTAGAAGCTAAATATGCGGAATATCCAGGATTATCATTTGATCGTATATTTGAATTTAAAAATGCATTCCTTTTATATACTTCTGGACCTTTAACTAAAAAGGGAATTCACGGTGGAATTCAATTTCCATTAGACGCTCTTCCATTGCAGGAATTTTATGATAATGAATTCAAAAAATATTGGGAAGGATTGCAAAGAACATCTGAATTAAGAAGTCCAGGATGTAAATTTGCTCCTGTGCATGTTAATAGACTTCCTAGATCAAAACCTCATGGCAGATTTCACGATACAACTTCTCAAAGTTTTTCGTTAGGAGTCACTTTACCATATGAACTTATATACCATTATCCTTATGGTCAACCATATCAACCAACAGTAATACAAGGCAGGTACAGAAGAACTGGATATGCACCAACTCCTATTGATGCTATTACTTTTGGTTTTGTTGAAGGTACAGCAATTGGTCGTAATCCTGGTTCTGGATTAAATCAAGGCCAGATAATTAATGCTTCTGATAAGTTGGTCCCTTGGTTTACTTCAGATGTTGTTGGCCAAACAGGAATTAATTTCGACTGTGGAATTTCATATAACACAGAATATTTTGAATCTAATGGCATACCAGAATTAGGAAATGGAATAATACGATCATTTTTTGGACAGATAAGTGATGATAATTTAAGATCTGAAGCAGGGACAAGAATATCCGAAAAATATGAGCCATTTTTTGCTATGAAGGACGAAAGCCAATTTGTGCGTGGAATCATAGAAGAAAATATGAGTCATGGCACTTCTGGTATATTCATTTATAATAATATTTTATTCAATAGATCAGGTTATCATATTCCTCATGGATATGAAAATTCTTGGTTTATGGATTTTATTCCGTCTTCTGTAAATGGTAATGCCGCTGGATTTACTTACACAGATCCTGCAATATTCTCAAAAACAAATTATACATCAACTCCAAGATCAAATCCAAATTATCAACCAATTAATTTTTATCATTCTTATAATGAAAATATTTTCATATCAAAATTATTAACTACTTTACCTCTTAACATTCTTAATCAATCAGTAATTTTTCAAGGACCAATTACTAATTTAGAAGACCCTTATTATGGATTACATACGAAGTCATTTAATAATTTTAAATATAATGATGAAATATTATTAAATCATATTTTGTGGGATATTGAAGTAGCAACTCACGGAAGAACATATCAATATCTTTCTACTTCAGATGATATCACCACCGAAGAAGCATTTCGCTATGAAGTAGGGGGTTTTAATAATAGTAAATTAAATTCTCCTCTTTTAAGTAAGGTAAGGTTATTAGCTACAGATTCTTCAGATCAAAATTTAATCTTACATAGAATCACGCTTCCAATACCTTATATTTTAACAACTGATTATGGAAAACCCGAACAAGATTCATATTATGATAATTGGTATAATAATCATTTTGCGAATAATGTTTTAGCATCTAGCTATGATCCTGTGCGCGGAATAACACTTGATAATATAAACTCTATTACGACTGGTAATAGAGATTTGGATTTTTACACTAAAACAGTAGTTACAGAATCTGATGGAACTTATTCGTGGAGAACATTAAGAACAAATCCAGCAATTAGAAGATTTAGCGTAAATGTTTATGCCGATAATCTATTGATAGGAAATTTAACTCCGAGTAAATATTATCCTATGGGGGTTTGGTTGGTAACAGATGAAGTATCAATTTTGCCAAACGGAACAACATTTAATAATTACAATTTGAGATTTGAATATCAAGATGCGGGTCCAATTACGGACGGAATAACTACAGTTCCATATAGAACATGAGCAAAAAACATAAAGGTTATCTTGGAAATTCCAACTTAAAAGAAGCTGGAATCAAAATAGACTATACTCCAGAACAGGTCAAAGAGTATATTCGTTGCGCCAAAGACCCAATTTATTTTATTAAGAACTATATTAAGATTGTGTCTTTGGATAAAGGTCTAGTTCCTTTTGATTTGTATGATTATCAAGAAGATATAGTGCAGAAGATACACGATAATAGATTTATTATTGCAAAACTTCCTCGTCAGTCTGGTAAATCGACAACCATGGTATCATATATTCTGCATTATATTTTATTTAATCAGAGTATGAATGTGGCTATTTTGGCAAACAAGGGTTCTACTGCTAGAGAAATTTTAAGCCGACTTCAACTTGCATATGAATATCTTCCTAAATGGTTACAACAAGGTGTTGTTGAATGGAATAAAGGTTCGTTAAAGTTAGAGAATGGATCTAAGATCATAGCTTCTACCACATCGGCATCTGCTGTTCGTGGTGGTTCGTTCAACATGATTTTCTTGGACGAATTTGCTCACGTTCCTAACAGTGTAGCTGAAGAATTTTTCAGTTCAGTATTCCCTACTGTTACCTCTGGCCAAACAACAAAAGTTTTAATGGTAAGTACACCAAATGGTATGAACATGTTTTACCATTTCTGGAAAAATGCCATCAAAAAAAATGGAGAGCCGGGTAAAAATGAATATGTTCCGATAGAAGTAAATTGGAGACAAATACCGTTGTATCCCGGTGGTCCAATGCGTGGACCTGAGTGGAGACAGCAAATGATCGATCAAACTAGCGAATTGCAGTTTGAAAGCGAATTTGAATGTTCGTTCTTAGGTTCTTCAAACACTCTTATATCCACATATAAGTTGAACACATTAATCTATAATCAACCTATAGAAAGGCGTCCAAACGGTCTAAGCGTCTATAAGCAACCAGATGAGGATGGAACGTACTTCTGTGTGGTAGATACTTCAAGAGGGCAGGGAAAGGATTATAGCGCATTTATAATTATAAACGCAAATACAAAGCCCTATGAGGTAGTTGCAGTTTATAGAAATAATGTCATTTCTCCATTTGATTTCCCCGCAGAAATTTATAATGCTCTCGTAGAATATGGAAATGCTCATTGTTTGGTCGAAGTAAATGATGTAGGATCTCAAGTTACAGAAATTTTACATAGGGATTTTGAGTATGAAAATATGATTTCTACTCAATATATGGGTCGAGCAGGCCAAAAAATATCTTTAGGGTTCGGCAGAGGCCAAAAACAAATAGGCGTAAGAACAAGTACAGCATTGAAAAAGATTGGCTGCGCTGCCCTTAAAAATCTAGTAGAGTGTGATAAAATAATATTCTGGGACCAAGACATGGTTTCAGAATTTTACACCTTTATTTCAAAAGCAAATAGCTTTAGTGCTGATGATGGATATAACGACGATTTAGTCATGTGCATGGTTTTATTTGGCTGGCTGACCAGACAAAGTTATTTTGAAGATCTTTTGGATTTAAAGAGTAAAAAAATCATAAATACAGCAGAGGATAATCAGGAAAACCACATTTTTGTGATAGAGGACGATGAAACACAAAATATGAAGATGGGTGGAGACCTGTGGTTTGAGGTAAATTAAATGGCATCATTAACACTTTCACATAATATAATTGGATCTTCCATAGGAATTACTCCTTCTACCATTCTGACGCTAGGCTGTACATATTCAATTGATGGTGGAGAAACTTTAGATACATTTAATTTTTATTTTAAAACCTTTACTACTGCATTTGAACCATTTCCACTAAATTCTACTTCTGAAGGACAATTTACAATTGATGGGGGCCAGCCTGTCTATTTATTAGCAAGCCCATCAATTGGTTCTGGTTTAACTAGAATACTTGATGGCACTACAATACATTATGTTTTTGGTGTAACATTAATAGAACCAAATTTAACATCTTATCCATTTTTGACTGGTTTGATTGAATATAGTAATAAGGCTTTTGCCAATACCATTCCAGGTGGAGATAACAATCATTATGGAGTATGGGGAAGCACCGGAATTACAAATTATCCTGCAAGAACAGGTAATATAGGAATTAGTTATTTATATAATCCTGTTACTATATTATCTAATTCGGCAACAGGAATAGCAGGGTCTACTATTGGTATAACAATAGATTCTCTTGGAGTAGATTCCTATTTTGTTGGTATTGGTACTGGATCTACATTTTATGGAATAGTTTCATTATTAGGCTGTACTAGTGGAATTACTTTAAATTCTACAAATTTAACATTATCAGAAATAGAAAATATAAAAGGAGAATATTTAACTGGAGATATTTCTGGTAGTAAACAAAATAAATTAAGATCTATTAATGTAAATTCAAATTTATTTAAACAAAGTATAAGCGAATTTGTAATTCCAAATCATATACCATCTGGTTCATATTATTTAACAGTTATTCCGTCTTCATATTTAGGTACTTTTTTGCTTTCAAACAGAGCATCAGCGTATACCAATCCAGAAAGAATCCCTTTACCTAGATCCAATATAACAATAACAAATAATTTTGTTGGATTAACATCAATTTATCAAATAAATCCAAGTGCAGTTTCAATACCTAATATAAATAATTCTGCAAACACATCTAAACTGTTTTCGTATGTTGATAATAATGATACAAGCATAACTACTTTAGCTTCCATATTTGGATCAAGTAGAAGATTGTTTGATTTGTCTGGCAATTCTTATGGAATAACAACAAATTTAACCTCGTATTCGTTTAATCCTTTAGATTATGGATCTAGCAATCCTGGGGATACATTAAGTATTTCGACTAGACGTTTTCAAGCTCCTATATTTGGATTTATACCAGTAGGACTTACAGTTGGTCAAACTATGGCTGTATTATTAAATGGTATTACTTTTTATGAAAAGCAATACAATCCATATATAAATTATGATTCACAAGAATTTAGATATCTTGAGTCCTATGATTTAAGAACTACATTTAATGCTTTAATTGCAGATGCTAATGATCCTGCAGAAAAAAGAAATTTAAATAATATAAATCGTTCTTTTTATAGAGTAGATTTTAATAATTTTTCAAATCCTTGGGGATTTACTGGATTTACTTTCTCACAAGTAAATTCTACAGGAAATACTTTAACTGTAAAATACTTTAATTCTGGATCGATTAGCAACACATTTAATTTGCCTATATTGATGGATAACCCATCTTATGTTTTAACAGTACCAAATAATTCTAATTTTATATTAATTCAAGGTGGATCTGCTGGTGTTACTATACAGGGAAATTCTTCATTTGAGATTATGGCTTTCAGACGACCATTAGGTTATTTAGAAAAATTAAATTTTTATAGTGGTTCTGGTTCTTTTGTTGGTGGTATAACTTTAGCAGATAATAGAACTGTATTGGGCAATACAGGAATAATGCCAGCAAGAGATAGTATGGGAACACCATCTGTTTCTACTGTACCTTCGTCATTCATAGATGCAATTGGTCCAACAGGAACTGCAAGAATTTCGTTTATAAGATCTGATGGTGTAAGTTATGAATTTGCTTCTAATGCAATTACAACTAGATTTGGATCATTTTCGCCTGTTTATGCATTTGGAGATATTTCTGGTTTGACCATAATTCAATCATATGACAGAAATATCGCTCCAGCAGTAGATTTGATGAGAATTACTGTAAACCACGGATTAACTAATATTGAAAATGGAGTAGCTGGAATAACTAATATTTATAGCAGATATTATTTAACTTCAAATACTGATAATGTTGATATTAATTCTGGTATTTATACCCCATATTATTACAGTTTAATATTAGATTCTATTGGTCCTGAACAGGTAGTTAATAATAGTATCACTATTGCGAATCGTGTTTTATCCTCTTTTAGAGCAGCCGCTTTAAACCGTAGCTCTACCTTATCAGAAATAACTGATACTGATATAGCTATTCCGCTAAGAAATTATCAATCAGTTGGCGGTTTTACTTGGGAGGGTAATTTTTATGAGTTTCCAAGAACTGCCATAGCAGGAAATAGTACATTAACACAAAACATGAATTATTTTGATGGTCCTCCACAAACAGAAGCAGAATTATTGCAACAAACAAATCCAGATACTAGTTATTACCAAAGCTACGATGCTGGTTATACATTAATGTTTGATAATGGTGACGAGCCTCAACCAGGATTTAATGGCGGTGAATGGTATCTTGCGAATCCAGGATCATTTTTAAGATATTCAAGCGGAAGTACTTTTTATCCATCAACGGTATTTACTTTCGGTGGTTCTTCTAGAGGTTACATAAATTATATCTTCTATGATTATAGAATTACAGGTCTAACATTATCATCAACATCATCAGTAGGTGTGCAAGATTCATTAACCGCAACAATAACAGTAAATGATTTGCCACACGCATCTATTTTTGATGGTTTAAGATTACAGGTTTTTAATGGAACTTCTCCAGTATTTTCAAAGGATCTATTATATTCTACAACAAACACTAATGATTATAGAATTCCTGGATATTCTACTATAGGAATAACTAATTTTGCTGCTTATTATACTGCAACGCCAAGATCAATAACTAGCATCTTCGTTGGATCTGGTGTAACTTTAGGCGGAATTACTATTACTCCTCCTTCTACTGGATGGCCAGCTAGTACTAATCTAACTGTTAGAGTATCACCAATATTTAAATCGTTTGTAAATCTTGATCCTGATAGATACAATGATCCGGCTAACAGTTATTTTAGAAATACAATATTTAGCACTAGTGGTGCACCAACTGGTGGTGGAGGAGGTGGTTCATCTAGTCCATCTGTTAGTGTCTCGGAATCTGTTGTTACTGGAGTTGCCTTTACTACTACAGAAAGCGATTTCTATGCTGGATTCCTATGTGGCACAACTGCATATAACATCATAACAAATAATAGTACTTCTTCATTTAGTGTTCTTACAAATAGCAGCAGTGCTTATGCAAATGCAAAGGCAGCATTTGATTCTGGTTCATTGACGATAAACACTACTACAGACTTTGAAATTCATTCGTTGTTGAATTACATGGATTATGGTGGAAATATAATTATAAGCCCAACGATTGATGGTCTACTTGGAAGCAATTATGAATACGATGTTCTCTTCTGTGAAGACAATAAGAGATATGGTGAACTCATGCGTATCGGGTCAGAAAAGAACCATGCAATTGTTATTGTCGGCACATCACTTGAAGAAGATGCTTCTTCGTTCACAGCACCAGCATATACGAATCTAAATTCTGCTGGTCTTGTTGATGGATTGACCTTTATGACATCAACCTCCGTCAATAAGGGAGAGTATGTATTCTCTGTGCTTGGATACAAGAATAGAACCAGATTCTATGGTTCTGGAACTGACACTGTTCGTCTATATCTTTCATCTGATGTAGCAGGTTCTTACGCTCGTTCTTATGTCGAGAACAAGTATCACTTGTCAAGCTCAGGATCAGGTAGAGGTAGCATTAAGACATATTCTTCGATTACCCCAACCATCGTTGATCGTGATCTTGCAGGTTATTATTCGCGCGGAATAAATCCAATTTACATTCCAAGCGGAACAAATAGAGCTGCAATTTGGGGTGATGCTACTGGTATAACTACGGGAAATGAAATTTATAGAAAATCAGCTTCTGTAGCAAAAAACACCAGCACTATTAAGCGAGAATTCAAAAAGATCTTTGAAGATTTCCAATTTGAGCAAAATAATGCTGGTACAAGAGCGCAATTTGTTTCAAGAGCAACAACAGTATTGGATAAACTGCAATCTATCGGTGGTTTATCATCTTATACTTTAACATGCAATGAAACAAATAACACACCAGCAGTTATTGCTCAGAAACGATTAGTGGTGGATCTAGTTATTGTTCCAAATAATTCGATTGAATCTATAGTACTAAATTTTGTTCTTAATCAAATATAATAAATAATATATGCCGATTACAACCACTACTCAATCAAATACATTTAATATATCTCCTGTATCCCCAACAGATCACTATACAGGATTTTTATGTTCAACAACAACATATAATTTATTGGGTGTAACTGCAGACTCATTCACAAATCTTGAAAATATTTCTGATTCTATTTCGACATTATCTTCAAGAACTGCATATACTGGCATAACTACCAATAGTTTATCTGACAAAGAAATTCATTCAATTTTTAATTGCATGGAATACGGTGGTAAAATCGTACTTTCAGGTACAACAGGTGGATTGGCTTTATCTTCTGCAAAAATTTCTGAGGTAATATCAGAAGATGCGTCTAGATATAATGAGGTTTTAAGCGTAGCAAAAGCCAGAACAAATTGCATTGCTATCATTGGTTCAGATAGAGATGTTAGCGGAGATTATACAAATCCCGATCAAGCTAATATTATTTCACAAGTAGCTGCTCAACTTGGAACTACTGGAACAACTGCAACATCATATCTTGCATGTACTGTTATAGGTCATAAAGACAGACCTAGATTTTATACTGGTTCTTCTTCGGCAACAACCGGAATTACAGTATTTCTTGTTTCGGATGCAGCAGGAGCAAATGCAAGGGCATCTTCTCAGTCAAAACCATACTTAACATCTGCTGGTGTTTATAGAGGAGAGCTTTTAAATTACACAAATGTAACTCCAAAACTATCTTTTACTTCATCGATTACTTTAGCTAGTAGAGGTGTTAACTATTTTAATTATCTTCAGTCGAAAGGTAAATATTACTTGTGGGGAGATGAAACTGGATTTAGAGATAGCACAAGCGCAAAAAGCTCATACGGATTTGCCAAAGCGTTTGTCTATATCAATAGAGAAACAACTTCTATTTTAGACGATTATGTTTTTGAATTCAATGATGCGACTACACGATCAGCAATTAAATCAAAAATTCAAAATCTTTTAGATCCAATGGTTTCGAATGGATCATTGGTTAGTTACACTCTAATATGCGATGAAACAAATAACCCACAATCGGTAATTAATCAGAGACAACTAAAAGTAGATCTAACAATAGTACCAAATCTACCTGTAAAGAGCATTACTCTAAGCTTCAGTATTTCTCTGCTATCATGAACATAGTTAATTACGGTCAAGTAGCAACACCAAGCGGTTTTAAAATACTTGCTTTCGTTACTCCATTGACTCAAAGTGTTTTATCTGGAATTACTGTTAGTCAATTAAATCAAGATGAACTAACATATGTTGAATCACTAACAGATTTTGTTGATACTTTATATGGATATACTGCAATAACATTTCAATCTGGTCCAGACACGGATGATATTAAAAAAACAGATGTAGAATTACATGGCATAATGACGATGCTTGAATATGGAGCATCTGTTTATGTCATGAATACATTAGGATTAACTCTTTCAGGCGCATATACGACCAAAAATATTCAAAGCGTCATAAATTCTACAGGAGCAGAATGTATCGTAAATAATGTGTTTGATGGTCTTACTGCTACTGGTTTTACTGGAATTGTAGAAACACCATTTATAATTCAAAATACAAATTTTGAAAAAGATTTACTTGATTATTTTATTGGCGAAATAACTGGAACTACAGGTGGAACTCCATTTGTCTATAATGATCAAATTGGAGAAATTTATTCACAATTTGAAGGTGATATTGAACCTAATGAGTCATTTACAGAAGTATTTTCTACTTTAGGAATATTTTCATATGATACTTTCCCTTCATCCGCATATGGATTAACGGATTATCAAAATTATACAGTGTCTTGCGGACAACTGATTGACCAAAATTTTATTGAATTATTAGGTGTTAAAATAAGAAATAGATGTATAAATCCTGATAATGATCCAGAAACTGTAAATGAACTATGGACTAAATGTCCAATTCCAATGATATATGATTTAGCTGGTCAATTTTCAAGATTAAAATTGGCAGGAACACCTTGGAGTAGTACTTCTAATTTTCAATTAGGTCCTCTTTTAAATATAGTTCAGGAAGATGGAGAATATGTTCTTCCATTTTCAAATAGTAATTCCGTAACTGAATATAGAAACACTATAATTGGACTTATAAACAATAAAATAAATTATGCTACATTTTATAGTTTTGATGGGATATATGGCTGTTATTTCTTAAGCGATCTAACATGCGAATCTCAGACAGATAATTCTGCTCCTTTCACACTAGCTCTTAGCGAAAAAAGTGTGTTTTTTGTTAACATAACCAAATATATCAAAAATAAAATATCAACAATATCCGAAAATTATGTTTTTGAATTAAATAATGATACGACTAGATTGTTATTGGTATCTGAAATTTTGACTTTTATGAATAATTTGCTTTCAAGCGGAGCAATAAATAACTTCAATGTGGTGTCAGATGAAACAAATAATACCTTTGAAGATAGACTAAATAGGCGATTAAGGGTAGATATCACCTACACGACCAATCCAACAAATGATTTTGTGGAACAATCAATAATTATAATACCTTAAAATACATAGATAATAGGGTAGAAAAAGATGAGTAACGCAAATTCACTAAGTTATTTTAAACAAAAATTCAACGGTGGTACACGACAGAACCGCTTTGAGGTAGAAGGTAATTGGCCAAGCATAATTACTGAAAACCCCGAAACATGCTTTCATATAGTGTCTGCCAGTATGCCTCAATCCGATGTTGGAATTATTCAAATTCCATATAGAGGAAGAGTTCTAAATTTGGCTGGCGATAGAGAATATGAAGCATGGAATATAGTTGTTTATGATGACACAGGAACCAATTCTCTATGGAAAGCTTTTACTAGCTGGTCCAATAGAATTAATAAAATTCTTGGAAATGTTACTGATTCAAACAATTTAAATTTTACTCGCACAAAAACAAATTGGAAAGTTAGACAGTTAAATACCACAAATAACGGAACACTTCGTGAACTGGAGCTACTTGGTTGTTGGCCTGCCTCTGTCGGTGCTTTGAATTTCAATGCTTCAAATGTTAATCCTGTTGTTTTTACTGTAACGATGAATTACGATCAATATAGGATAACAAAATACTCATGAGCTGCGATAGCAAAATTTCAACTTTTAGAGATGCATTTGCATCATTTCCAAGAGGAAATAGATTTTCAATCTCCGGTCAAATCCCAAACTCTAATAATGGATGGGGTAACGATAATACTGGTGGCTTTCATATTCATGTCTTAGCCTTAAATTTACCTCCAGCGAACTTAACAACACTTAGATACAACTACAGAGGAAGAACTCTTAAGAATCCAGGAGATAGACTATTTCCTTTCTGGAATGTAACTATTCTTGATGATACGGGAACAGATACTGTATGGGAGGCATTCCATAAGTGGAGTCATAGCATCAATGATCACGATACAAATCTAAGAACCTCTGGTGCAAATTATGATTCATATAAGCAAAATGGTTGGATCGTTAAGCAGCTTGGTCTTAACGGAGATACCATTAAGAGCGTAACACTTGAAGGTTGTTTTCCTTACATCGTAGGTCCAATAGAACTTGACATGAACCAGAGAAATACTGTGTGTCAATTTAGCATGGTAATAGCATACGACAGCGTTGTCGATGTATTTACGAGAGATGGCACTATAAACATTACTTGACAGGATATATTATGGCATTATCTGATATTTTAGGTTTTAGTTTCGGTAAGAATAAGAATAAACAAACGGTGAGCGATCAGTCGATTGCCTCTCCATTGCCACCAGAAGATTATGATGGAAGTTATCTAGTAGAAACTGGTGGTGTTTATGGGACATATATCGATTTTACTGGAAATGCGAGAGATGATTCCGCTTTCATTACTCAGTATAGAAATATGTCCCTCTATCCAGAGGTAGATACAGCAATTGATGAAATCGTAAATGAAACAATTGTACTTGGAAATGATAAAAAACCAATAAAATTACAATTAGATAAACTCAATCTTTCAGATACCATTAAAACTAAGATTCATAGAGAGTTTGATAACATCTTAAAGATTTTAGATTTTAAAGGTAAGTGCTATGAAATTTTTCGTAGATGGTATATCGACGGAAAACTATTTTACTATGTTGAAATAGATAATGAAAATCCTCAATTAGGAATCAAGAAGCTAATTCCACTTGATCCGATTAAGATTAAAAAAATCAAGAATCTTAAGAAGAGTCAAAAGAGAATAGGCTCTGCTGTTGTTCCTCTAATCCAAGAAGTAGAGGAATATTATCTCTATACAGATACCAATAAAGATTCTCTGATCTCTACAGGTCCTACTGGTTTGCGTTTGTCAACAGACTCGATTTGCTATGCACATTCCGGTCTTGTGGATATGAATACCAAACGAGTAATAGGATATCTACAAAAAGCTATTCGTACAATGAACATGTTGCGTCAACTTGAAGATGCAATAGTTGTGTATAGAATTTCTCGCGCACCAGAACGACGCATATTCTATGTGGATGTTGGTAATCTACCAAAGCAAAAAGCTGAACAATATGTTCGTGAACTTATGAATCGTTATAGAAATAGAATGATTTATAATCAAACTACTGGTGAAATCAAAGATGACCGTAATCACATGGCCATGCTTGAGGACTACTGGATGCCAAGAAGAGAAGGTGGTAGAGGTACTGAAATCTCTACACTTGATGGCGGTCAAAATCTAGGCGAGCTAACAGATGTTGAGTATTTCAAGCGCAAATTATATCAGTCATTGAATATTCCTGCGTCAAGACTGGCTGGGGATAGCCAATTTAATCTAGGAAGATCAGCTGAAATTACAAGAGATGAAGTAAAGTTCTTCAAATTCATTGAAAGAGTTCGTCTACGTTTCTCTGTGCTATTCTTGAATCTATTGAAAGTTCAACTTGTTCTTAAGGGCATCATCACAGTCGATGATTGGGATGACATGTATTCTGATATAGAATTCGAATTCAATACAGATTCTTATTTCAACGATATCAAAGACGCAGAAGTTCTTGCTAGTAGACTTGATCTGGTTGCTAATGCAGAGCAATATATTGGTAAATATTTCTCTACTGATTATATTCGTAAAAATATCTTGAAGCAAACCGATGAAGAAATTGAACTGATAAATACTCAGATGCAGTTTGATATTCTTAAGATGCAACAAGCTGCTGCAGCTCAACAGCAACAAGCCCAACAGGAGCAACAATGAAACATAGACTAAAAAAGATTATTTTTGAGTCATTAGACAAAAATAAATTGTATTTTAACATCAAAAATGAGCTTTCTTTCAGGGTAAGCCAAATGATAAACGAAAAAATGCTTTTTGAACAGAATAAAATGCTTCAAAAATGCACTCCAAAGGCAACAAATAATAACCTAGAAAGGTTTGTTTCTGTAATAAAGGAATCTTTACAGTCAAAATACCCTATAGACATTAAATTAAACAACGGCGAAAATATAAGTATTAATAGCAAAGAAGGGCAAAGATTGGCAGTTTTGTTTGATAATCTAAATGAACATAATCGTGTCAAAATGACTTCTTCGCTTTTTGAGAATAGCACGAATTACAAACAAATTTTAGATTTCAGCAAAAAACTAAGGAAATAACACATGTCATCAAAGAAAGTATTTAAACAAATTCTTGAAGAAAATGCGGTAGGAGCTAGAAACTCTGTCCGCGAATTGCTTTATTCTAAGCTAAAACACAAGCTAAACGAAAAATACATTGAAATTTCAAGAACATATTTCAATGAGGGCAAAATGGAAGATATTGATGGCGATGGCCAAGTAGGCAATGACACAGAAGATGCTATTGCTAAAAAATTTATGAATATGGGTATGCCACAAGATAAAGCAGTAGCAAAGGCTAAAGGCATAACTGCAAAGAAGAAGAAGAAAAAATGAAGTTAATAACCGAAACAATTGAAAATGTTCGTGTAATTACTGAAAGCGTTGATGGTAATAATAAGAACTATTTCATTGAAGGTATCTTCATGCAGGCTGATGCCAAGAATAGAAATGGTAGAGTTTATCCCAAGCCTATTCTCATGAATGAAGTTAGACGATACATCAATGAACATGTAAATAACAAAAGAGCTTTTGGTGAACTAAATCACCCAACTGGCCCATCTGTTAATCTTGATCGTGTATCGCATTTAATTACTGAATTGCACGAACGCGGAAATGATGTTTATGGAAAAGCCAAAATACTTGACACCCCAACAGGAAAAATAGTCAAGAGTCTATTGGGCGAAGGCGTTCAGCTTGGAGTTTCTTCAAGAGGAATGGGATCTCTTAAGAAGACCAAAGAAGGTGTAAATCAAGTTCAGGAAGATTTCATGCTTGCCGCTGTTGATATTGTAGCGGACCCATCTGCTCCTCATGCATTTGTTAACGGCATCATGGAAGGAAAAGAATGGGTTTGGAGTAATGGAATTCTAAAAGAGAAAACAATTTCAAACTACAAAAAGGCCATAGAAAATACTCCAAAGAAAAATCTTTCGGAAAAAACAATAAAAATATTCAATCACTTTTTGAGGGGTCTATGAATTTTATAGAAAGTAAATACATAGAGCAAATTAATAATCTTCAGAAAGAATTAGCAACATTAAAATTGCAAGAATCTAAGATTTCAAAAGCTGTAAATTTAAAAGAATATTCAGATGGCTCGTTAGGTACACTTGAAGGTGCTGCTGAAACTGTTGCAGACACTAGCATTGATTTGCTAAAAGGTTATTTAACAGCAGCAGGAATTCAAAGAGCTTTATCTGGAGGAAAAGTAAAACCAGAAGAATTATCCACATTAGGAGCAACACCAATTATTAGACATAACATACAAGACTTTGTTTCTAATTTAATTGCAGCTCCAATGATTGGTATTGGTTCTAAATTAGCAGCAGCAATAATCAATGCCGCTGGAAGAAATCCATTGGATTTTGCCAAGGCAGTTGAACTAACAAGATACAATCCGTATGCGATTGCAAGCCCCGACGAAGAAAGAAGAAAAACAGTTGCGCCACAAAATCCGCAACAAACTCAACAGACTGGTCCAACACCATAAATAAATTAGGAGAATATATGAGAAATAGAAAAAAATATATCGAAGATGAAATTTTAAGCGAGGAAATGGAAGAAGAAACCGAGGAAGAAGAGATGGATGAAACTGAGGACGAACAAGATGAGTCCGAAGATGAAGACACCTCATCCGGTTCTGGACAAAAAGCTGCTTCTGGTTTCGTTGACTTTGATGTCAATGGAATGGGTAGCATGGATGCTAATGGAGGAAGAGTCTTTATTCAGACAGATCCAAGAATGGATCCTAACATGCAAAAGCTCGCTCCATACAATCAAATGACAATTGCTACCCCAAAGGTATCACCTGTTCAAATGAAGGAAGCATTCGAAGCCATTTTTGGTGATAGCGATTTATCAGAAGAAGCTGTAACAAAGCTTCAAACTGTCTTTGTCGCTGCTCTAAACGAGAAGGTTGAAGAGCATGCCAAGAATGCAAATAAGATTCTTGCTGAACAGTATGAGAAGAATCTCGAAATCATGGCTGGTACACTTGCTGAAAAGCTTGATGAGTATCTTGGCTATGTTGTCGAAGAATGGATGCAGGAGAACAAGGTTGAAGTTGAAAGAGGCATCAAGACTCAAGTCGCTGAAAACTTCATTCGTGGTCTCAAGAATCTATTCGAAGCTCACTACATTGATGTTCCAGAAGACAAGTACAATCTAGTTGACGAACTATTCGAACAGAATGACGAACTCACTAGAACTGTAAACAAGGTCATCAACGAAAACATGGCTCTAAAGAGAGAGAATGTTTCCAGCAAGATTTCTGGCATTTTCCTAGAAGAATGCCACGGTTTAACAGACACTCAAATTGAAAAATTAGGATCACTTGCCAAGGGTCTTGATTTTGATGGCGAGGATTCGTTCAGAGGTAAGCTTCAGTCGCTCAAAGAGGCTTATTTCTTCAGAAAACAAGAAGCTAGACCAACTCAAGTATCTCCAGTGGCAAGCCCAATAATGGATCTACATGAAATGGTTCAACCTTCAGCACAGATTATTGAAAATGAAACTGTCTCTCAGGTGGCTAGAGCAATGAGTAGACATATTAAGAAATGATAAGGTTTTAACTAAATAACACAGGAGAATACACAAAATGTTTGAAGACTCAACCCCATACGATATTTTAACTGAAAAGTGGAACCCCGTCCTAAATCACGACGCAGTTCCCGCTATTGATAATGTTTATAAGAAGAAAGTTACCGCAGTCCTTCTTGAGAATCAAGAAGCTGCTATGCGTCAGCAGTATCTAACTGAAACCTCAGTCAATGCAATTGGCGGTGGATTTGGTTTAAATAGCAATGCAGCTGCAAATACCAATCTACAGGGCTATGATCCAATTCTCATCAGCCTTGTTCGTCGTGCAATGCCAAACCTAATGGCTTATGACATTGCAGGCGTTCAGCCCATGACTGCTCCTACTGGTCTCATTTTCGCAATGAGATCTAAGTACGACAGCCAGAGCGGTGATGAAGCTCTATTTGCCGAACCATTCGCTAAGTTCAGCGGTTCAGGTGCTACTTCAGGAGGTGCATCGACTGATCCTCTAACTGGCGTTGCCCCACTATCATTCTCTGGAGTCACCGTTACCAAGGCTGCTATTTTCGGAGAAGATTTCGCTGGTATGGCAACCAGCAGAGCTGAAGACTTAGGTGGTTCTACAGGCAATCCTTTCAAGGAAATGGCATTTTCTATTGACCGCGTTGCTGTTACTGCAAAGACCCGTGCTCTAAAGGCCGAATATACCACTGAGCTTGCTCAGGATCTAAAGGCTGTTCACGGTCTTGATGCTGAAACCGAACTTGCTAACATTCTCAGCACTGAAATTCTTGCTGAAATGAACCGCGAAGTTATTCGCAACATCTACCATGTTGCCAAACTAGGTTGCCAGCAAACAGATCTATATTACAAGGCAGCTACTCCAGGCACAGGCGGTGCATATGACCTAGCACTCGACTCAGACGGTCGTTGGTCAGCTGAACGCTTCCGTGGCCTCATGTTCCAGATTGAACGTGAAGCTAACGTAATCGCTAAGGATACTCGTCGTGGTAAGGGCAACTTCATCATCTGCTCGTCAGATGTTGCTTCAGCTCTAACCATGGGCGGATTCCTACAGCTAACTCCAGCTCCTGCTACTCAGCTTGAAGTTGATGACACTGGCAACACCTTTGCTGGTATCCTAAACGGCAAGATGAGAGTCTATATCGATCCATATAGCAGCTCAACCCAGAACTTCATCTGCGTTGGCTATAGAGGCGCAAGCCCCTACGATGCTGGTCTCTTCTACTGCCCATACGTTCCACTCCAGATGGTTCGTGCAGTTGATCCTGACACCTTCCAGCCCAAGATTGGTTTCAAGACCCGCTACGGCATGGTCCAGAACCCATTCGTTCTTGGTGCTTCTAATGGATCAGTGCTTACAGGAAGTGTCAATCAGTACTACAGACTCTTTGCAGTCACTAACCTCCACGGTAACACTGGCAACTGATAAGTAAGTACAGTCAGTAATAAGAAGGGAGAGGAGAAATCCTCTCCCTTTTTCATTATACATACATTATGGCACAGGCAGATTATCCGGTAAATATCAGTCAACTTAATAGAAATTTCTATACATTTAAGTTGTCTAGAATACCGACAGTTACATTCTTTCTTCAAAAAGTAACTTTACCGGGAATTTTATCTCCAAATTTTGATCAACCAACAACTTTAGGCGTTCCAGTCAAAAGGCCATTAGGAACTTATAATTTTGCCAATCTAGATGTCGAATTCATCGTTGATGAAAACATGACCAACTGGTTGGAAATTTATAGATGGATGAGAAATATCGGTAATTTAGATTCTGATTGTACATTTAATATTCCAGAAAATAAATTTACATCTACAGGAACACTCATAGTCCAAAAAAGTTCTTATACTGCAAATATTACTGCAACATTTTTTGATATTTTTCCGATATCTTTAGGTGGAATAATGTTTGATACGACTCTTCCCGCATCTGAGCCAGCAAGAGTAAGTGCTAGCTTTGCTTATACCTATTATAGCTTCAGCCCAGATCCTGGAAATACGACTTTAGATTGATTTAATCTATATTTTGGTATACTTATATTATGACTTTTGATGAATTAAAAGAACAGGTCGATCAAGACCTAAAAATTGATATTACTGAATTGGCTCAAGAATCTGTAAATACTCCTCAGATTCATAACAAGTATTTGTTATTTTTTAAAAAATATAAAGAAGAACTTTCTACAGATGAAAGAACTATGAAGGTTCTTAGAAAATACAAATGGCTATATTATATGGGTAAACTCAGCAGAGAAGAACTTGAAAAACTGAAATGGGAGCCATTTGAATTAAACATTCTAAAGACGGATGTTGATAAATTTATAGAAGCTGATGATGATATCATAAATCTTGAAGGTAAGATTTCTGAGAAAAAAGAAATGGTCAATTATCTTGACGGCGTAATTAAAATTGTAAATGGCCGTCAATGGAATATAAGATCAGCCATAGACTGGATCAAATTCACCAATGGACAATAATATTACAATAGAGCCAGTTGATGATGCTTATATTAAGGTGCGATGCCCAAAGGATATCGCAAAAGAACTTAATTCATTTTTTACATTCACTGTACCAAATCATAAATACAATCCATCATTCAGAAAAAAGTTATGGGATGGTAAAATACGATTGTATAGTCTTCTTACTCAAAAAATTTACAAAGGAATGCTTCCTTATGTTGAAAAATTTTTTA